GGCCCGGTTAACTTACAATTCCAAATAGACAAAAACGCATACGGATTTACAAATAGAACCGGAACAAATATCGCGTTTGACGGGACAGATACTTTTAGTGCCTCTCCCGTTGGCTCTTCTGTTTGGACATATTATCGTACCGGAGTAAGATGCGACGTAACTGGTTCAAAAATTGTTACTGTCGCTTCTCCAATGGTAGATAATACTTTATATTATATTTATATTGATTCAACAGACGGAACTTTAATTTCATCCGTTTCTGGATGGACTTTGAATGATACAAAAGTTCCTGTTGCAACAATATTTTGGAATTCAACTCAAACGCCAAAATTTATTATGGCGGATGAAAGACATACAGTTCAGATTGATAGGGCTTGGCATAGGGAGCATCATTATGTTGAAGGTACTCAATGTGATAGCCCGGGAGCTATAACTGGCTTAACTCCGGGTAGCGATACTCCAAGCACTAAAACGTTTGGACTATCAGGAGTAACAATCTTTGATGAAGATTTGTACTTCTCTGCATCTTCTCTTGCTGACCCCGATGGGGCAACGCCCGCTTATTACAACATGTATAGAAGCGGGTCTTCTACTTATTTATGGACATATTTGGATATGCCATTTAAGTATACTGGAACAAGTGCTCCTTATGGATTTATTGAGTATGATGATGGGGCTGGTGTTTCAACACAAGCAATCGCTAACAGATTTGTAAATACATATCTTGTAATTGGAAATGTTGTTTCTAATAACGAAGCAAATCCTGAAGTAAGCACTGGAGCTTTAAGATATATTATTTTGCAAGGTAGAGGTTCTTATACTTCTGCTGCTTTGGCAATCGGTGAATCTTTTGCAAGCTTTAATCTTACAGGATTTCCGTTAATTGAAGCTGTTGCCATATATCAAATTACTTGGGCTACTACTAACAGACCCGATACCGTAAAAGGCAGATGTCGTTATGTAAGCACTCAAAGTATTAAAAATAATGTTGTTCAAACTTCAGTAGTTTCAGCAACAGTTCACAATACTCTGACAGGTCTTCAGGGTGGTGCTATTAATGAGTATTATCACTTGACAGGTGCAGAGCACGATGCTGTTCCTCTTATAATTACTACAGATTCTGGGTCAGCCAGTGCAAATCTTAATGAAATAATTATATCTGGCTCAGGTGGAATTGCTGTTGTATCGGCAGCCTCTGGCTCACAAATATTAATAAGTGGCAGTGGAATTGTTGGAATAACAGGGGCACAGGGTATTACAGGTATTCAGGGTATTACCGGAATTCAAGGTATCACCGGGCAACAAGGCGAAACTGGTATACAAGGTGAAACTGGAATCCAAGGCGAAACTGGAATTCAGGGAATAACTGGATTGCAAGGAATCACAGGTATTCAAGGTGTTACTGGCATTCAGGGAGAAAGCGGTATCCAAGGCGAGACCGGATTGAAAGGTGAAACTGGTATACAAGGTGTTACTGGTATACAAGGTGAAACTGGTATACAAGGAGTAACTGGCTTGCAGGGCATTACCGGATTGCAAGGAATCACCGGTATCCAAGGTGAGACAGGTATTATAGGTGAGACTGGGGTACAAGGAGACCAAGGAGAGACAGGCGAGCAAGGCATAACAGGAGCCACTGGTATGTTTTATGGAGAATGGAATGGCACATGGAGTTCTGGCTCAACATATGACCAGTATGATACTGTAAACTATAATGGGTCAGCATATATTTCTCTTCAAGGTTCTAATACAAATAAAAATCCTGTAACAGAAACTGCTTATTGGGATTTATGGGTAGCACAAGGCATAACCGGTGTACAAGGTGTTACAGGTATTGGCTCTACGGGAGTAACTGGAATTCAAGGAGTTACCGGAATTCAGGGTGTCACGGGTTCTGCCGAAGGCGGAGGGCACATCATTGAAGAAGACGGTGTTGCCCTAACTCAAAGAGACACCCTTAACTTTACTGGAGCAGGAATAACCGCTTCTGATGATTCAGCTAATGCTAAAACAAAAGCCGAAGTAGATTGGAACATGCACTCAACAGAAGTTTTATCAGGCTCAACAGTAACTATTCCATCAGGAGTTGGTTCGGTGGTGGTCGGCCCGCTTACTGTTTCAGGAAGCCTTGTTATTAACGGAAGGATGATTGTGCTATAATGGCTAACACAGGGATTAAATTTGGAACTACTTGTATAGATGGCGAAGAAGAAGCAATGCCACAAGCCAAGTGGATAAATCCGACATACTTTTGCAACGATGACAATCTTTATGCAGAATTGGCTCGTGTTCCATCCCCTGTTTCAAAATCATGGGATGATTTTGAAACAGTTCAACTTATTATTGATGGAACTCCAGTAGGAAATAATTATGCTACCGGAAGCCTTGTATCAGAAGAAGTATACCATAGTTTTGGCGGTGAGTCTGATAAATGGGGATTAGACTTAACTCCTTCTCAAGTAAACTCATCAAATTTTGGTATTAAATTAAAAATGAGACTTCCCGCGCCTTTTTCTCTTCAAGCAAGTAACTCATTATCTTTAACTGGATTCACGATGGGACTTCTTACCCGAGAAACAATATTAGGGATTAAAGTTGAAATAAAAGGTTATGTTTCTTCTTTTTTAGGTGTTGCTGCCTTAAATTGTGCTAGAATTACTGTTTATTATAATTATGGTACTTATTATAACAGGCTACTAATGCCTAGGCATCTGCCTTGGTCGGAGCCTACATAAATTTAAATAATGCTTTGCTGGTGCTGAAAGGGAAGTTCGATTCTTCCCGAAGCATATAAAATGCTAATTTTATTATACGGAGGATTGAAATGACAGAAGAACAAGTGAATGTAGAATTACATCACTGTCGAAAATGTATGAGGAATCTTCCAGCAAAAGAATTCTACGAAAGTGTTGACGCAGGATTTATTGATACAAACAAGCTTATGAGCGTATGCAAAGATTGCATACAAAAGCTATACGACAATATATTTGAAGAAAATCAGAGTATGGAAAAAGCACTTCACAAATTATGTGTAGCGTTAAACATGCGTTTTTCTAACGATGCTGTTTCGGCAACAAAGGCTCATATAAATACTCTCCTTGAAAGTGGTAAAAAGGTAAACGCTGTTTTTGGCATATACAAGCAAAAATTAATTTCAACAAAGAAGTCGATGAGCAAAAGCGGTGTTGAAGATATGTCTTACGAAGATGTTGGAACTATTTTCACATCTGAAACAATTAATACAAAAGAAATTCCTATACCCCCAGAGGTAATAATATTTTGGGGAAAGGATATTGACAGAAAAGATATTGAGTTCTTGGAAGAAGAGTTTAAAAACTTTAAGTCTACTCACAAAGCAGAAACTCATGCAGAGGTTACTTTGCTAAAGCAAGTTTGTTATACGCTTTTAAATATAAAAAAGTTAAGAGCAAATAATGATGATACTGGAAAGCTGGTAAAAGAGCTTCAAGAACTTATGAAAAATTTGGCTATTTCTCCAAATGTAACAAATGCTGCTGGCGGAGGAAGAGAGAATGAAGCTTTTGGATTATGGATACGAGATATCGAAACAGAAGAGCCTGCGCAATGGTTGCTCACAGACCCGAGAGGAAACATGTATCGTGACGTTGGAAATATAGAAGAATATTTCCAGAAATATATGGTCAGACCATTAAAGAACTTTATTCAAGGAAGTAAAGATTTTAATATAGGAGACGATACAGCCAGTGAGGATGAAGACCTTACACTAACTCCAGAAGAAGCTGCCAAGTATGACGGAATTGACGATGGGGAAACGGACGATGGTTAAAAAAGTAGAAAAGCTTTCATCCCCTTATTTAAAAGGGATGAAGCCATATTCAAAAATGAATGAGCCGGTTAAGATGCTAACCGACCAAGAGATGAGTAGGCAAAAGAAAGACCGCTTAAAAAGTTGGGTCACGTTTTATAGGCATAATCCAAGCTTTTTTGTAGAGCATTATATGGGGGTTAATCTTTATCCATATCAAAGATATTGGATAAATCTTATTTCTCGGTCTACGGAATTTGTCGGCATTGCCTCTCGTGCTAGTGCAAAGTCGTGGTTAATTGGCGTATATGCAATCGCAAGATGTATTTTATATCCCGGGACTACGGTGGCGTTGGCTTCCTCTACAAAGGCTCAGGCTGGTTTGATTATTTCAGAAAAATGTGTATCTCTGCATAATGAATATCCGAACATTGCAAGAGAGACAAATACCATGACAACTAACCAGAACAAGTGGGAAATGACTTTCCACAACGGGTCTAAAATAAATGTTGTTGTATCAGGAGAAGGTGGTCGTGGCCACCGCAGTAATGTAACTGTTTTGGAAGAAAGGCGACTTATTCCAAATCTTATTATAGATTCTATTATTCGACCTTTTTTGGTTAGCCGACAGCCTCCATACATGAAGAAAACAATTTATGCGGATATTGAAGAGCTTAGAGAAGAGCCTATTGAAATAATTATCACTAGCGCTCACTATAAATCTTCCGAATGGTATCCTGAAGCCAAAAGATTTATAAGAGAAATAGCAAACGGTAATCCTGATACAAAAGCAATATTTCTTGATTATCCTATCTCTCTTAGGCATGGTATAAAAACCAAAAAGCAAATGGCTAAAGAGAAGAGAGACCTTGATGCAATTACTTTTCTTATGGAATATGGAAATATTCCATATGGCTCTTCTTCCAATTCTTTTTATAAGATTGGATTATTTAATCGAGTGATAAAAAGAAGTTGGCGACCAATAACAGATGAGACATTTGCAGAAGGAAAAAAGAATCCTTATGACATAACCAAACTTCCAGAAGAAATGAGAATAATTTCGGTTGACGTTGCTATGAGGGCAGGGTCAACTAACGATAATACAATTATAACATGTGCAAGGTTGCTTCCAAGCAAAAAAGGATGGCTAACTGAAATATGTTATATGGAATCTCATAATGGAATGAACACAAGCTCTCAAGCCCTTAGAATAAAGCAAATATATAAAGAGTTTGCTGCTGACATACTAGTGCTCGACATCGCAAATGCAGGGATAAACTAACTTGTCCTCCCAATAGGTGACTATTGGGTAATCAAATCATGGAATAAAGCGGGAAAACCCTAATGGGGCAACCCGAACCGAAGGCTGAAACTAAAAAGTCAGTCAGGGGCAGAGCATAGGAAGTGAACCTCGAAAGAGAATATAAATTCCCACGAGTCCGTGATATGTTTGGAGGTAAAATGTTAATAAATAAAAATATTACTACAAAATGGAATTCGAAGACTAAAAAATACTACGAGTCTCTCGGTTATCAATATACAAAAATAGGAGATTCTTTTGATGTATTAGTTTCGGATTTAAAAAAATCTAGTTCGGAAAAAATTTTAGTGAAATGCGATTACTGTTCTAATAAATATTTTATAAGATATGCTGATTTAAAAAACGGGAAAGACGCTTGTTATAATTGTAAATATTTAAAAGCAAAAGAAACAGTTCTTAGCAAATATAATGTTTCTAATATAATGAAAATAGAAGGCATTAAAGAAAAAAGAGACAATACAATATTTTCTATTTATGGTGTCGAGAATGTGTTTATGCTTCCCGAAATAAAAGAAAAGATTGCCAAAACAAATTTGAGAAAATATGGCAATAAAAGTTTTACAAAAACAAATTTATATAATTTTAAAAGAAAAGAAACGTGTCTCAAAAAATATGGTGTAGATAGCCATATGAAAACCGATGAATATAGAAATATGTTTAGAGGTGAAAATAGTCCCGTCTGGAAAGGCGGTATGCACGATATTCGTTGGGATAGACTACAACCGCAGTACAAGGAATGGCGAAATGGGATTTTTGGTAATAATAATTATATTTGCCAAAAGTGTTTTGAACATTCAGAAAATTTAGAAGCACATCACATCTTTAATTGGAATGATAACCCTGAAAAAAGATATGACTTAGAAAACGGAATTACATTTTGTAGAAACTGCCATAATAAATTTCACAGGAAGTATGGCAAAAAAGATAACAATATAAAACAATTAACAGAATACCTAAAACAAACATAAAAAGATATGCCGAACTAATAAGAAATTATTAGAGCGTGAGGATAAAAAACCTTACGGTTAACAAATTGAAGCGTATTTGATTCTCTCTCTTCTATTACGAAAGACGAAGCTAGAGGTATTGAGTATGAAGCTTTTACTGTTATGCTTGATAAAAGTGTTGATAGTAAATTATATGAGGAGCTTACAAATAGAACCCTTGGGCAAGATGCTGTTGGATGCATATTTCCTATTTCTGCAAACGCGCAGTTAAACTCAGTTATAGCAGTAAAATTTAGGGAGAGATTAAAAAAGAAATTAGTTACTTTCTTGGTCGATGATAATACAGAAGAAGAATTTTTAATAAAATCTGGAAATAAAGATATTCTTGACCAAGATGATACAGGAGTTAGAGCTTACTTATTGCCAGCTCATGTACAGACAAGTTTGCTGATAAACGAAGCTATCGCTTTGGAGATGGTTTTAACCGGAGGAATAATTAAGCTGGTTGAACCCCCGGGCGCTAGAAAAGATAGGTACACATCTTGTAGTTATCTTAATTACTACGTCAGTCTAATGGATTTAGATTTATTAAAGGATAGAAACAATGATATTGATGATGAAAATGAATTCTTGGGCGTTACATTCTTTAGTTAGTCTTTTGAATAATGCCAGAAAGGAGAACTATTTTGGAAAATAATATTGATGAACCTAAAAAAGAAGAGCAGCTCACTTTAACTGAAAAAGAAATTTGGGATGTAGTTAATTTTGCTCGCCAAATGAACGGAATCTATGGCTCACAATTCTTGACCCCTGACCTTGTATCGGCTAGGATGAAAGACATAACCATGAACCCAATGGCTGCTACAGAAGCTATGCTTGAAAAAGCAATGCAGAATCCAAAGGCTTCTGAAGCTCAAATTCAAGAGTTCTCCCAAAGTTTTGAACTTACTTCTATGGTTTATAAAAGGCTTATGGCTTATTTATCCAACATGCTTTCTTTTGATGTTACTTATACATCAAGCGCAAAACCGGATGATTATA